CCCTTATTCGCGCACTATAAACAGAAGACAGCAGCAAAGCTGAATGCACAACAAAAAGCCGTAGGGTCGACGCACTGACACGTCATAAAGACCGTTCGATAATGAAACGCACTCCTTGCGTAAAACAATAGTTCTGGAGCTATTGAAATAGGAACGTGGGTATTGATTGTTCTGCACGTTAAAAAAGAACAGTGGCAGCTGTGCCTAATCAGTATCGTAAGACTGTACAGCAGCAGTAGTAGATTCACTTTTGTTCGGAAAATACACTAGCGAAGATATTACAAATTTCGTGGGGTCCTATGAGCATTAGTTACGAAAGTAAAATTTTGCCAACGGACAAAAATGCGCACTGCGCGCAGCTGGGGTTATATCGCTTCAGTACTGTTTTATTATTTTAAAACACATCGTTCAAGTAGATTATAGTCATTGATTTGGCAACTGTCATTCAAAGCTTTAAGAATGGGATTCTCTTTGTTGAATTGGCTCAGTTAACCCTACCGTTGGGTTCCTGCAATCATCGTTTAGATGTGCGCTAAAACGAAGGACAAAAAAGCGGCTGGTAGGACTACCAGCACAGTACAGGAAACTTGCATACAGTGTCTGGTACCATTGTATCAAATAATCAAAAGAACAATTTTATTTTTATAGGCTAATTTCGCACTGCCTAAAAGTGCACAGTTATTAACTATGATGTCGTTGGTTCAATCAAGAACGATATCAAAAAGGACATTATAAAAAATGGAAACAATCCAGTTGAAAGTTAATCCGGTAGTAGTAGCTACCCATCGTCGCCCTCTCTCCAACGTGGGCAAAGGTTTTGGTGGTCAGTTTATCCGTGCCACCAAGGAAGATTGTAATCCTCGCCATGCGCAGGATGTTATCGATTCAGAGAACAACAATAATCTGGATCTCGTGCTCAACCGCACTCCGTATCGCTTCAAGGCAAGTGGTACCGATATCGTAGCCGTAGAGATTGGTGAGAACGCTGAGGGCGCTTCGGTTGTGTATATCAACCGTGGTCGCAAGAAGCAGGTTGGTGATAAGATGTTCTCTCAGGAGGCCGTCATTCCTGTCACCAATGACATGAATATCTACGCTGACGCTTCGGCAGACTCTGTTCTCGCAGAGGCTCTGAAGGGTGATAAGAGTAAGATTTTTGCAGACTACGACACTATCGTAGACAAACTGAACACTCTTAACGACAACGAGATCGCTCGTATCGATAAGATTATTCAGCGTCTGCAGGGCTGGAAGAAGCTCATCATCGACACCAAGAACTCGAACATTGACAAGGCTCGTAAGTACCGCCAGGAGCGTGCATCGCAGCCTTGTGAGGTTACTGTGAACACAACGGTCGAAGAAGACTAAACATCTAGCAAATGCGTACCGTAGTTCTAACCGCATTGAACGTAAAACACATGGAAGAGCTCCTTATGGAGCCTAAAATAGCAGAAGCTGTATTTGTAGACATAGAGAATCGTGAAACCTATAAAAACGTCGTTATTAACGAGGATGGTACACTCACTTTAGGTAAGCGGAGTTTACGATGGTGGAATCGGTTGTTTGGTCTCGAAAAAACTATTAGTTTTAAAGATTTTGCTTTCAATGTATTACGTGCGTTAGTCGGTATGGCCAACAATCTTGACAAAAATACTATTCTTCGAGGACTCAGCCGAGAGCTTATAGCTAAAGCTGTACTGGAGAAAAAGTATGATTTTGTCGTAGAACGTTTGTATGATGTTGCTAGATATGGTGGTTTGGATACCATACTTAGTACAGTAGCCACGCCGGCAAACGGGAAAGAAATGCCTGAACCACAAATAGTTGATCGTGACGTACGAGTGGTTCTGGAGAATAAGGGTTACATCCCTATTCGAGACAGTGTTGGAAAAGTTTTGCTCAATCTCCGAGTAAAAGTTGACGGATACACATTAGACAATATACAATAAGGAGCTCATAGCCACCTGTTGTGGTTTAATATCTTAGACTTTAAATGAGAAAGAGTATTACATAACATCTTGCGCGAGTTGTGCACATAAACTACAAGGTTGTACCTGTGTAGCGTGCACTTCTCGCATATTGGACCATGGTGTAATGGTAACACATCAGATTTTGGTTCTGATATTCTAGGTTCGAATCCTAGTGGTCTAACAAAGTAGGTAAACGAGCTCGAATTCATTTAGTTATCAATAAGTTTAATTAAATCAATATAAGATTATGACGAAGAAGACAACAAAGATGAATTCCAAGGATATTATTATTGCTCGTAAGAAACTTGATGAGACCATTACTAAGTATTGGCACATCATTAAGACCGAGAATGTGATGTCTACTAAGGCTGTGAAGGCTGGTGTGGGCTCTGGTTACGACCTTAAGGAGCTCTACAATAAGATTACACAGATGGCAGAGACACGCATTAAGCTTAAGTTGATGCTTAACAGTATCAATAACGGTATTAGCTCATTTGACTATGAGACTGAGAAGACTAAGCACTATTATACTATTTTTGCAGCATGTGAGTACAAGGAGCAGATGGCTCATTGGAAGGAGATTATCAAGAAGACCATTGATCCCAAGGAGAAGGCTCGAAAGGGCGTGAAGGGCACTGGTAAGCGAGAGATTTTCACTTCTGCAAAGATTACGCAGCTGATGAACGACATTCAGCTCAATATTAACAAGTTTGACGCAAAGATTGAGTCTTATAACAATGAGACTACTATTGAGTTTGATACTGATATCGATACGGATATCAAGGAGTTGATTGCTGCATAAAAACAACAGGATGATGCGGTGTTGGCGCACTAGATAGGATCGAGGCCTATAACATCCACAGAGTTAATTAACATTGTTTAACCCTAAAACACATAATCAATATGAAGAAGGATAATATGAGCATCAAAGCTCGTCTAGATAAGATTGCTAAAGAAGAACAAACAATCGAAAAAATTGGCAGATTTCTTAAAACCAAAAGAGGCTATAAGTTCGTTAGTATGTTGCATCGGATGCCTCTAAAGGACCTTTGTGAATTGAACAATGCACAGTTCATGCGCATCTATTCTAGTGATACCAAGAACATGAATATAATAAAAGCTAGTATCCAAAAATTCAATATTCATTTCGAGGATCCTCCTAAAATAGAGCCCATAAAGCCTCAAAAAGTAAAATGCCAGATATATCTCAAACGCGACCAGCGTAAAGAGATTGAAGCTCGAAATAAGCCGAAGAAATTCGGATTCGCAGCTCTAATGCATGCTTACGAAGAGCATAAAATGCAAAAATTTGTTAAAAAACATCCTGCTCCGACGGAAAGGGAGCTTGCAGAAGATCTCTTTCCTGACGAGATCAGGAACGCATACAGTAATATGATTGACACCGCTCGTTATAAAATACGACAGAACTTGGTATCAGCTTACTGCAAACTATCGATCATTGGCCGATATGAAATTGCCAATGGAAAGTGGATTGAGAAACCTATCACAATGATTAAAGACATTGATGGAGGTGGACACCATATAAATGCCATTCCTGTAGAGCATAAGCTTATAAGGAAGGCTCAGGAAATAGCAAATAACGCATACAAAGAGGATAACTCTTTGGTTTGCATCATCATAAAAGGTCATTACAGACAAGGTCGTCTGTTGATCCCAAAAGTTTAAACAAGCAGGTAATCGGTGCGTTAGGATTACCTAGTATAACAGATTCGCTTAACAGAATCTGTCGGCCAGGAAGCTTGATGCCTGGCATATCGCGGGGTAGAGCAGTGGTAGCTCACTTGGCCCATAACCAAGAGGTCGGAGGTTCGAATCCTTCTCCCGCAACTATTGAACCAACGTATCTTAGTATCATATGGTAATACATAACAGTATAGTTACTGTTTACGATATTGAAGTATTTCCAAATTGTTTTCATTGTTGTTGTAAGGATAGTGAAAGTTCTGACATATATAAGTTTGAAATATCCAAACGGAAGAATCAGCTAACAGAGTTAGTTGATTTTTTCTATTATAAGAACAACAACAGAATGTTCTGTGGGTATAACAACAAACACTACGATGATGTAATTATAAACTACATCATCGATTTTTATTATAAGATGTACCAGATGTCTTATATAGAAATATGTCAGTCTTTGTTTAACCTGTCTTCTACGATAGTGAACGACAAAGAGGAAGATAAACCACGATATCGTAAATGGAAATACGCAAACTATTTCGAATCTATGGATTTGTTAACTTTGCAATTCAGTAGCAAACTACGGGTTGGTCTCAAAGAAATGCAAATAACCATGCATTATCGTAATGTACAAGAATACGATGGTGATTTCTCATCTTATATTCCTGAAGATAAGATAGAAGACATGATTGGTTATAATGTTAACGACGTAGAATCAACAACAGAGCTATTAAACAGATTGTCGAAAGACATCGCTCTGCGTTCATTTATTGAACAAGAATACGGAATTAACGCTTATTCTATGGATAGTGTTAAGTTTGGAGAAACATTGCTGGCAAAGAAATATTGCGAGCTTACAGGCATATCTAAGAAAGAATTAGAACAAATGCGTTCTCCCATGGATTACATACCGTTAAAAGATGTAATTCTTCCGTTTATAAAATATAAAAATCCAAAACTTCAGGAAGTTCTTGAGGACATGAAAAGGCAAATAGTGTACTCAAAAGAACGAAAAGGCTACGAGAAGCAGTTCGTGCTCTCGAATATAACGCTATCTGTAGGTGTAGGCGGAATACATTCCATCAACACTCCCAGAATCTACGTTCCTGGTGAGAATGAATACATAGGACATGCGGATGTTGCAAGTATGTATCCGAGTTTTATAGTCCAATATAAATGGATTCCTCGTCACTTAGGAGAAGAATTTTGGCAGGTTTATTCTGGTATATACCATGAGAGGATAGAAGCCAAACATAGCGGTCAGAAACTTAAGAGCGATGCCTTGAAATTAACTCTTAACTCTGTCACAGGAAAAATGCAACAAGAGACAAGTTGGATGTACGATCCATTCTCAGTATTCAAGATTCGTATAAACGGTCAATTGGTACTTTTAATGCTCGTAGATCGCTTATTAGCCTTGGGGTGTGAGATTATCCAGGTTAATACAGATGGTGTGATGTATGTCGCTAAAAAAGACGTCTATGATGCTATTGGAGAAGCTATCAAAGAGGTTGAAGATATTACACGCTTGTCTTTTGAAACAGATCGTTATGAAGCATTTTATCAGTATGCAGTCAATGACTATTTTGGTGTTATTGACGGGTGGTCTAAATCTCATGACCCAAAACTGATAGAAAGAAAGGGTATGTTTATTACAGAAAACCGTCTTGGGAAAGGTATGGCACCAGTTATCATTCCTAAAGCTGTGATAAACTACTTTCTTACAAAAGAACCCGTAACTGACTATATAAAACGTCAGACTGACATACGCGATTTCTTGATGACTCAGCGCGTAGATAAGAAGTTTAAGGTATACTGGGGTGAAACTCAGGTACAGCGTATCAGTCGATGGTACGCAAGCATCAACGGACCTTTTATTTACAAAGGCGCAGAACAAGAACGCGACCACATGCTCAAGGATTCAGGAGTTACAATTCTGAACACCCTTGATGATACTCCGATAGAAAATCGAAAGATTAACTATCGCTACTATATCAGTGAAGCTAAAAAGGTTATCGTTAACTTCACTGAACAACAACTAGAATTATTTTAATAACCAACTTGTTTATCAAAGTATATAAGAGATGATTATTGAATTAGATACCAAACTCTTGGATATTCCAGGAGTAACAACTATAAATCAGTTAGTATTCTTAAGTATGGTATTGGATAAGAATCAAATAGTTAATCAAGACGTCCACCGGTTAGTCAGCCTTATCAGTGACGACGACATATCATACTTAATTCAACAGAATCTTATCAGCTCGATAGAGAGAGATGATTTTATCACTTATATTCCTACAGAGAAGCTTAAAGATCTCATCAAACCTGATAGAGATTATTTCGATGTGTTTTATGAGAGATACCCAGTATACGTACTACGCCCAGATGGAGCTAAGGCTTATTTGAGAGCAAATGTCAATAAATGTAGACACATGTTCAACAACATATGTGGAAGAAGTTCAGCTACGGCAGAACATCTAATTAACTGTCTTGATTTTGAAATCTCTAAAAAGATGAAAGAAGGAAAGATTGGTTATATGAAAACAATGTGGCGTTGGCTTGTCGATCATCAATGGGAAGAGTCTGAAGAGGAGATGAAAGATAATGTAGTACCCGTAAACACTTATGGAACAGAACTTATCTAATATTAGGCCTATATCAGTTGTAGCTCAAGAAGCTATCAATTATATAGCTGGAAGACGAGACCATAACATCGTTTCGCTTAAGACTAGATGGGATAAACTCAATAAGCAGTGTATGGGTGGTATAGAACCTAATACAATCTACACTTTCGCTGGAATAAGTGGCACAGGAAAATCTTCACTGTGTAATACACTAACTACTGATATTATAGACCTTAATCCTGACCAACAAGTAGTTGTTCTTAATTTCTCATTAGAGATGGTTGGATTTAGGCAAGTTGGAAGAACAATTTCAAGTAAGCTAAGAAAAACAACTTCCACCTTGTATAGTTCGGAAACGGACCTGGATGACGAAACCTTCAGAAGAGTCATTGCAGTATCTAATCAGCTAAAGGAGTATCCCATTTACTTTGTAGATGATCCTGGTACTCCTATGCAAATAGAACAAACTATAAGAAGCTTCTATGACCAATACGTTAAAGGTACTGGAAAACATTTCGTAATCACCTACGATCATACTTTGCTGACTAAACAAATTGGCAGTGTTATCGAAACTACGAGCGAACTTGAAAAAGTATTTATCAGAGTTAAAAAATTACCTTTGACAAGTATTATTCAGATAGCTCAAATGAATCGCGAAATAGAGAAGCCGGAAAGGATAAACAACCCCATGAGTCATTATCCCATGAGGAGCGATTTATCATCGTCAGACGCAATGTTTCAGGCAAGTGATTATGTCTTTGTTCTACATAGACCAGAGATATTAAACATTACTGAATATGGTCCAAATCGTTTACCTACTGCAAACAAAGTGTACATGCACTTGCTTAAAAATAGAGACGCAGGTAAACCGTGTATACTTGAATTCGAGAACGACCTGCAGTATAACAACTTGATTGAATGCTGATCTGACAAGTATTCATTTAAAAAATATAGGCTGAACATTATGAAACACTACACGATTAATATTAATAGCAATAAGAACACTGGTATTAACTTTCGTAACACCAACGCTTCTAAGAGTCTTGATGACCTTATTCTTTCTAATCTGAAGAAGATGAACCCGTATCTGAACACTATTAACAACAATAGTACTCTGGATGCGATGTTTGCTGACGCAGGTTTTGATACGGATGACCACATCATCATTTCTAATCGTAATTATAGTAGCCTCCTGAAGGATGACTTCGATACTGAGTTCATTAAGGCTGCTAAGTTCTTGCGCAATTATACTCCTAAGAAGAAGACTTTCTATACCATCAGCAATGATGATATTTACTTCTTCGAGGATGAGATTCAGATTGGTAACACTCTGATTCCCCTTTATAAGCTTGGCGATATTCGTTATTATGACGAGTTTACTCCCAAGACCAAGAACATCATCATTAACCTGTTTATCACCATTAAGGGATAATATATGCTTACATTACCTACACAACCGATTCCTGCAGTTTCTACAGATCCGTCATATTTAATATTATACGGATTACCTAAGTCGGGAAAGACTTCCTGTCTAGCTCAGTTACCAAACAATTTGATAATTGATCTTGAGGGAGGTACTAACTTTATTGATGCTCTTGCAATTCAAGCAAGAACTATCAACGATTTGGGAGAAATTGCAAGTGCTATACGTGCCAAGAACGCAGAGGTAGGACACAACTTTTATAAACGCATTACTATTGACAATGCTACTAGGCTTGAAGATATTTGTATGTCGTACGCATGTACGTTGTACAGAAAAACCGAGCTTGGTAAAAATTGGAAAGGTGATGACGTTACTACACTAGCTCGTGGTGCTGGGTACAAGTATTTAAGAGACGCAGTAAAAAAGGTCATTGATATGTTCAAAGACCTTTGCGATGAATTCATTTTAGTAGGACATGTTAAAGATTCACTTACCGAAAAAGATGGACAAGAAGTCAACGCAAAAGAAATTGACCTTGTTGGGAAACTCGGAAAAATTGTATGTGGAATGGCAGATGCCGTTGGATACGTTTACCGAAAAGATAACGAAACCCATATATCATTTAAATCGGGAGGCGATGGCACTATTATGGAAGCAAGAGCCCGTCATATTGCGGGACGCGACATCATCATTGCCACTGGAAATGAAGATGGATCTATAACGACTTATTGGGATAGAATTTATAAAACCGTATAATTTATTTTTAAGGAACTATTATGTACAGTACAAAAACCGCAACAACAAACAATAATGAGTTTAACAGCTCATATATGCCTGTAGGTATTAACAATAACGTAACACTGAAAGAGGTAAATGTCAAGAGGACTGAACAAGGTCGTGATTTCCTTGAGATAGTCTTTGAGAATGCTGAAGGTCAGATAGCAACTATGACTGAGTGGAAGAACGAAAAGAACATGTGGATTAAGACAGATGAAGATCTGCAGCAACGGGATAATCAACAGTTCGGTCGTATTCTGCAGGTTATAGATGCAGCAACTGGGAGTCATCCGGATTTCGAAGGTTCGTCCTTTGCAGAGATGATTAATTGGGTAAAGAATGTGTTAACAAAAGCTTATGCTGAAAACTTAGCAAATCTTGCACCGATGCGTCTTAAGGTTGTTTACGACAAGAAGGGTTATACGAAAGTTAGCTCTCTCGGTATTTTTGTTGAACCTATGAGCACAGAACAGTCTCAGATTAAGCTCTTTAAGAACGATCTTTTAGAGCGTCCTATTGTAGCAGACAAAGAGCCTGTTACAGATCCGCTTGGTTCGCCTAACATAGGTGTATCTACTCCGGTTACTGAGACAACAGGTGCTGACGACCTGCCTTTTTAATATATTCTTACCTATTTCCGATTGGGAAATAAAACCTTATCGCGAATATAAAGGCAAAGGATTATTAGAACAAATGGTCAGTGGTGGAGGCTAACTTCCAGTTAGCCCCAATTGCGGTCTTAGTTCAGTTGGTAGAACGCTGGTCTCCAAAACCAGTAGTCGGGGGTTCGAATCCTTCAGATCGCGCAAATACAAATTTAAACATAATCAATATGAAACATGTATTTAAACAATTACAAATTTATCAACCAACAACGAGAGTTGGAGAAAGTTACAAACCATGCCAATTTAAAACAAGTTGTGCAATCATAGATTTGGAATACATTTCTGCAATTATCGAATGTACTATTTTCAAAGATGAAAGTAAAGCTGCCAATGAAATAGCAAATTGGTTAGAAGAGAGACATTTGATAGCAGCAAAAATTGTAATGAAAGATGGTTCAAAATTCAGTAACATACTTGTTCCAAATATGAATTATTTCGGTGTAATATGTAATGATGTAACGTTTTAAAACGGATATGTAAGAATAACAGCTTACAGGGAGTTCGAGTCTCTCCATATCTACGAAGAGGTCAAATCATGTCGCTCCTCTTATAAATAAACATGGCGATATGTGGGTTGGAAAAATCCTGAAGTGTGATCCTGGATGGCTGCGTATGAAAAATTACGTAATTGGGTTCGAATCCCGACACACAACAATAACGAACGAAGCTTGATACCGGCATTACTGTGAAGTAATAAAGTAGAGATAAAGCCGCTCGAAGCCGTTCGTTTTTAAAATAGAAACTCAACAAGTAGTACCCAGTGCGTAAGTGTATAGACTACGTATAGGGAATCTAAGAGGCCTGAATTGACAGGAGTAACACTGAGAGTTTCTATAAATGGACATGTAGGACCGGCCGAGTACCCTAGAGGGAAAGCGTTTGACGTCTAAGGCGGTGGCTTACAGCGAGTTCGAGTCTCGTCATGTCCACAAATACAAAACGAGAATGGACAGTGTGTGCAGATACATTCTCAGGCTCCTCGAGTTTATGATTTTCTAAAGGAGCGCAAATACTATAAAAGTACTTTTATGTCATGTATAGTAAAAAAACA